CGTACCAGAGTTGGTAACAGAAGCAACAACAGCGAAGGTTGCACCACCAGAAGAAGTAGTCTTGTCGGTGTTGTTTGTGCTGAGTGTGATGGTGTTCGCTGCATCTGCTACGAGTGTATCATCAGTGTCGTCACCTGCATCAGAAGCACTTGCATGTACGAATGCTAAGCACTCTGCCTTGTGACGAGTTGCACCAGATACATCAGTGTGAGTGCGATACTGCCACCAACCAGGACCAGTGATACCACGACCCTTGTTTGCTGCAATGTCTTTCTCAGTGTCATCTACGAAAAGCAATTCGTAAGAGTTACTGTCGCCACCCTTGATAACAAACTCAGCGACTGCACGAGGGGGTGTTCTACGCAGAACACTAGCAGCAGCGACTGAATTACTAGTAGATCCTGCATATACTTTATGCAGTTCAATAGAGGTGGTGCTTGTTACTGTTTTTACGATGTAAGCAACGCCAAGAATGTCCAAAACATCGCCAACTTCTACAGAGTCAGCAGCGTTTTTAGTTACTGTTGCGTCATTTTGTGTGACTGCAATAGTGTTGGCGAAAGCCTTCCCATCAAGTTTTCCGTAGATTGACATGTTGCTCCGAAGACGTTTTCCTAATATTTATTTATAAAAAAAGGGGCTTTCGCCCCTCTGAGTCATTCACCCTCTCTAGTGACAAGTGCTGTCTTCACTGCTTCAAGCAGTTTATCATCAGCAGTTGTCTTTGTAAGTTTGACTGCTTTCTCCAAAACAAGGATACAGATGTCGATCAGTTTTTCACCGAGTTCTGCATCGTCAGGAATCTTAGAGACTGCATCTGCTACAACTTTCTTAGCAAGGGGAAGTAAAAATGCTAACATGATTAGTTACCAAAACGGGTCTAATCTATATAGCATCAATCAGTCACCTCTGTAACGAGAACCAGGACGAGGACCAGTTGCATCAGTCATTTTCTGAGCATCTGTTCTGGTGTCCTTGGGAAGAGGTTTCTTTAACATCTTGCCACGAATTGCCTTGTGGTCTGGTTTAGGATTTCTTCCCTTTGCTGCATCACGAGAGATCTTCATCTGATCATCAATTGACAGTGACTTACCCTCAGTGAATTTACCAAAGGTCAAGAACGAGGTTTCAGTTTCTGCGATTTTTTCTGTGCTTTCTTCTGAAACTTCTTCTTGACTGACATAGGCTGTTTCCTCCGTAGATACTGTTGTTTCATCACCAAGATCTTCACTACGACGTTTTTTGTCGCACTTCTTACAATCACAGTCATCACCATGATTGTTTTTAATTTTATCGACAGTGATTGCGCCACCCTTTGACATTTTAGGTAGAGTGCCACAACCACCTTCCATCATATCCTTCAACTTAGGATTGATCTTAACTTTCGTTTTCTTTTCGGATAACTCTTTAAAACTCAGCATAATCAACCACCATAGTTGTCGCGTGCTTTTTCGTCACCCATCTTCTTGAAACGCTCGTTTTCTTTCTGACGGGCAATAGCAGAGACGATCTTATTAGACTTGTTCAATGCATCTTCTTTCTTCTTACCTTTAGAAGAAAGTCCTGTGCGAGCAAGATTGCCTGCACGACGATACATCTTATTCTCCTTGGAGCGATCAATCTCCTTGTAACCTTCTTCGATTACATTTTCAATCTCTTGAATAGAGAAGAGACCAGACTCGTAAAGACTTGCAATCTTATCATAGTCCTCACCAAGACGCTTGGCAAGTTTACCACTACCGCTGGATACTGCACGAGCAGTCTTACCAACTGCTTTCTTCAGACCTTTCTTAACTGCACCACCGATTTTGCTGAGAAGACCAGGACCCTTCTTCTTAGATTGCATACGCGATCTTGCTTCAGATCCCGCATCTCTCTCCCCGCCACCACCAGAGGAAGAACTGCTGCTAGACGAAGTGCCTCTGGTTTTCGCCAACAGTGCGTCTAACTTACCACCTGTACCGTCGTCATCATCTTTCTTCTTAGCAGGAGTTCTCTCCATTGAAGCACGCTTCGATTTGATACGAGCTGCTTCAAACTCACCTTTAGCATGACCAGCAGCACGAGCACCTGCACCGATTGCTTTCTTAGCAGCACCCTTAACGCCTGCCTTAAGTTTAGCACCTGCTGCCTTAGCGGCACCCTTCATGCGCTCAACACGGGAAGGACGATTCTTCTTAGCAGCATCTTTGGATGCCTTGACAGCAGAGTCATAATACTTGTCACTTGCTTCATCCAGAAGTTCTACTTCCTCAAGTGCTTCACAGATTTCAAGGAGGTCTCCCTCATCTTCTGCCAGTTCGCTGATGAGTTCTTCAAAGAATGCAATCAGTTCTTCATCAGTTGCCTCATCAATTTCTACCATGTCAGCAATCTCTTCATCACTGAAGTAGAATGCTTCCTTCTTGGTCTTCTTACCACGACCAATGAAAGCATCAAATTCTTTTTGTTGTCTCTTCTTACGCTCAGCATCAGAAATGCCATGATCATGACCAAAGTCATGACCAGCACCAGTCGTGCCTTCACGCTTTCTTTGTGCGGCAAGACGCTTTTCACGACGAGCTGCCATTGCTGCTAAGGAATCTGCTTCATCAACCTGCTCAACTTCCTCTTTCTTCATCGCTTTGCCAATTGCCTTGCGACGTTTTTTCAGATACTCGTCAGATGAATCAGAATCTCCATCATTGTCCACATCGGCATCTTCCTGTCCAACGGGATCTAATTTCTTCTTTTCGTCGAATTGTTGTACCTTTTTCAAGGCATCCGACATATCAGGTAATTCGTTTAGATTCATCTTACTTAGTAACCTTGTCCTTTTTATTTATCTTGCGAATGAACTCACCAGGAGTTAACTTTCTCATATAGTTCGCAAGTTTGTCTGTACCCATCTCTCCAGCAGGGGTATAATTAAAGAATTTGATATCAGTTCTTTCAACAAGATCCTTCAACCAGGAGCGGTAAATACCATCACGCTCATCAATGCTGATGACATAATTGCTACCACGACTAACAACCTTACTAACGATCCCTGTGTTAATGTTCTCGACAAAAGTTCCTACCTCAAATAAATCTTGATTAAAATACGCCTCACGAAGACCTTTAGGATCTAACTTAGGAGCAATCTCATGGAGTTCATAAGATGCTTCTGCAAAATCATCAAACTCTTCTACTTGCATTGCCTGACGTAATGTCAAGTATAACTTCTCAGTACCTTCTTTACCAAGACCTTTTGACATTCCTTTACTAAAGGTGTCAAAGTCATCCTCTGCTGCTGCTTTACGAAGTTTAGATGCAGACATACCTTCTACACCTTCAGCATCAGGATCACGACCGCCAGCACTCACCACTTTGATTTCATCAAAGGTGTATAAGTCTCCGTTGTATTTTTGTGCGAGTGAATTAAACTCAGATACCCTGTCACCTCCCACCACAATATTAACTGAACTATACCCGTCATTATCGAGGGCACTAAGAACATCAAAGATAGTACGCATGTCGGGACTATCAACAATCGCATTGGCATGATCTGGATACGCCTGCCGCATATATTTAATTTTAGTCCCCGCATCAAGGGGGTTCTTCTTAGGATCCTCCGACCTTGAGGGGTATATTCTATACTCTCCTCCACTAGTTTTTGCCTCTTTTGCTACTTTGTCTAGAAGCTTCTCGTGACCAATAGTAGGTGGATTAAATCTTCCAAATGTAATAGATATTGAACCTTGATCGACCGTACCCGAGCCATCTCCAGTTTCTTCTTCTCCATTTGCTTGGGTTGGTGCTGCTGCTTGTTGGGGATCAACTCGTACTAATTTTCCATCCTTAGACATATGGGTAACTTCGCCACGTTCATTGGCGTATCTACCATACCCGATATGCTTAAGTTTTAATTTCTCTGCAGATTTTGCTGCAAAAGATCTCTCGGCTTCAGTTAGGAAAGCACTGAACTTTTTCATTCTACCAATTCTTACTAAGATTAAAGTTTGCTTTACTAAAGGTCAATCGATCGACAAGTTTGTAAGGATTGGTTGAAACGGTAACAAACCCCTCATGACTGGCGGGTTTCCCATCGATGTAACATTCAACATTTCCATTTACAACAATCGCATCGAGTAGACGCTGTTTCAGTTGGAAGAGTTTGTGCCACACCTTAAAGGTAGTCACATTGACTTCTCCCTTATATTTAGCTTCCAAGACATTATGGATAAATTCAGCACTAGGAATTTGACCCATGCGAATAAACTTATTCACCAATTGCCTGCAATATGAACGAGCATGGATGTTACTTGAGACTTTACAGAAAGGAATCAAAGCAGCAATCTCAACAGCGTCTTTCAGAAGATTAGGACGATTGATTTCAGCATCCATCGTATCAATGAATTTGCAAGTCATAGTATCTTGCATAACCACACCAATATGTGCCTCTGCATCAGGAGAAACTTCAGTATAAAAGGTGTGAGGTGCTAGAATAATTTGTTTATTAATCGCATAGGGAAAGTGATACTCCACAGTATTAGGACGATAAACAGACCCCCCACCGACACCGATCCAATCAGCTTGGACAATACCACTGATACGAGGAAGATGGCGCAGACATAGACGAAGGATATCTGCAACATGCCCTTGATGATTCTTCTGAATGTCCTCATAATCGTAATTGATTTTGACTTGACGTTTGTTGAATACAGACTTAGTGCCAACAAAGAATTGACCGTTCTCGGGATTGGTCCCAAACACGATAGCAGGAGCACCGTCCCACTTCGTGCTGAGACTCTCAAAACTCAGCATCTCCTTGAGAGCAGCAAACGCTACCCTACGACCATCGAAGATGGAATCTTCAAAATGCTCAAGGTGTTTGTTAGGCAAGGAACCCTCTGTTTCTATACCATTATTATAGCATGTCAAAGTCGAATCACACATGGTCTTGTGCCAGTTCTCAATCCTCCACACCGTTGAACTTGACTGCCAGGTTCAAGAACTGACCTAATTTATGCTCTGCACCAGACTTATTGGTTCTGATAGTAAAGTTCAATCTGGTAGTTTTGTTATTACAAATCAAGTCAACAAAAAATGTTTGCTTAGACCTTGGAGACTTAGAAACTTTTACACCGTTAGTTTTTCTAGACCTCTGAACACATTCCTTCACAACATCATCATCTCTCAACTCTTGATATGTTGCTTGAACTGCTTTGATAACAACTAACGGAACATCTTTCTGCTCACCAGCAACCCTTTGAAGTAGAAACTCCTTTGTTCTATTCTGATTGCTGTTCATCATTTCAATAACCTTATCACGAATCCACTCTAATTGCTCATCATAATACTGTTCATATAATTCATTATTATCTTTCTCAAATTGTGCTAATGCGCCAATCATTCCAGACTTACCATATAAATTAAAGTCTGGAATACCAGGAATACCAGCATAATATGTGTCATAAGAGTATCTCTGCCAAGATTGATACTCTCGCTGCTTTCCAAAAAACTCAACAATTGGATTCACATATGTATTGAGTTTTGGTTCCATTGTTCTAGCACCACCTGCCTTCAATGAAACACCAACCATCTTTTTATCATTATATTGTATAAAAATATCCCCAGGGTGATTGTTCATCACACCCTGAGGTTTAGCACGATAACCCCAATACAACTTACTAATAGGTTTACCAGCATTTTGATCCTGAATAAACTTCAAAATGCCCATAGCATTATTTACTTTCTCATTAAACTTACTAGAACCTTCTGCAAGAGAAATAAACTCAGATCCTTTTTTAGCATCATTAGCATTTACGTAACATCCAATATTTGGATTGTTAGATTCGATAATTTTTTGATAAAATTTATTCTTATCAGTCTCTCTAATTCCTGCAAGAAACGCTATGCAGGGAAACAACTCAGTGATAGTAGAATTGATGGTAGTCTCTGCCATACCACCTTTCTTTTCTTTGTATATGATAGTAATATTTTTACCCTTTACAGCAGTTGCTGTAAAACTATGTCCAGAAACACGAGTGTCTTCAGGATTATATCCATTAGATTTAAGCAGAGACTCCATCGCTTGCTTTGCTGTAGTTCGGTCCCCTTCAGATTCAACAAACAATTTTATCTTTGCAACACCCTCAGTTTTTCTAAGATTAATCTTATCCTTCTTCAGAGTATTAACAAGTTTAGTAACTTCCTGAACATCAGGGTTTTTGGTCGCCATTCTACTCTACGAGATCATCAATAATATTTAGTTGAAGTTGTGCAAGTTGTGCCATACAGTTTCAATGTGCATGTTACCTTTAAAGTAACCAGCAACGATCACACTAAGTGTCGCTGCTATCACTCCCAGAAACATCAGACTCGGAACTATCGGGTTCTTCGGTAATGTCGTGTTCGATAATGTATTTTCTAGTTCTGTGTCCTTTGTAGTCGAGGGTTTCGGTTGTGTACCATCTTCCATTAAGAAGCTCCGCGCAACTCACTAGCAGATTCTCCACTATCTTTTTGTTGGTCGCTTGCTTCCATCTTGGAATGATGTGCGAGTCGTTCGGGGTCGTCATTTACTGAGGGGGCGAAAGGTGTGCGGGAAAGATTCTTAATTACAATGAAGGCATCTTTGTTGTACTTACGGACACCAAAGGGTGTTGCCCATTTCTTATTGTAATCTTCTCCTTGGTGGATACCTGAGACAGCAGTGCCACCAATCTCAACATGAATGTCATCGTTACGAACATCCCATCCAAGGACAGCAATTGTTTGAGCGAGTTCTTCTTCAGTATACTTCATAATTTAATAATAGATCTTAGGAGTTTTGTATTTAATGTAATTTAGATTGAGAACAATCCTTACACTTTCATCGGTACAAGAAAATCCAACATGATGAGTAGTTGCAGGAAACGTAACCAATCTATTTTCAACACTTTCTACTTTAGTACCATCTTCAAATTGAGTCCAACCATTATTTGTATTTAAATAAAAAATAGCAGTTGTTGCATTTTCAATAGCAAAGTCTTGGTGATAAGCGCCCAACTGGTCATGATCACATCTACGAGGGTTTAAATTTGCTTTTACTCGTAACCAAGATAAATCATTCTTCTCTGGTTCAGTGTACCAAATGCCATTTAGAATAGGTGTAATTTTATCCCAGTCCTTGTAATTACGAGGACCCTCATCCGTATAATAAAATCCTGCAGTAAATTGACCAGATTCTTTATCAATTGGCATTTTACCACCAGTGATACTAGGACTCCATCTCCAATGAATGGCCTCATCTTCAGCTCTAAAGAAAAAATGATGAACTGATTGCCATTCATCTTTGCTTAAGAAGTTATCATAAATTTTGATTTTGCTCTTGCTCATTTTCTCTCTCTTTAGATGTTTTCCAGAAATAAGATTCTTGATCTCCTAGTCCCATTCTATCATACCCATTCTCAACCTGATAATATCTAGTTGAAACCTTGAAGTCTGGAGTCTTAGGTTCTGCTGGTGTCAAACTGTTATCATAAATCCTAGTTCGATTATTAGGATAAAGACAGTATTGTCCATTTACAAGTTCAATTAGATTGTGAGACTTGTGTTCTGCAGGGTTCTCTGATGTTGCATAGTCTACAGTATCAGGATCCTGATGATAGTTATCTAAAGTACAAACGTAAGTTCCACGCATGGTTCCATGATCCCTAGTATACACCTCGTAATCCATAGATCCAATGAATTGTTTTTGAACAGCAACCACACCATAATCCATACAGTTCCAGAACTGAAGATTCTGCAAACTCATATCAGGATCAGGAATTTCTGGATCTGATAAGAATGCACTGATAGGCAACTTGTCATACATTGCACCATATTCAGGAAGATACGTTTC